TGGACTGTGTTTCAGTGGTTGTCTTTTCCGTCCCCGGTGTTTTTTTTTTTTTTTTTTTTTGGGGGTTTGCCACTCAGGCCAAACATAAATTTGTATAGAATCCGCTATACCACGGGGTTCACCACCAAGGGGTGAACGGACCATCTGGTGCCTTGAACCGAACATGCGGCACTTGTCTAAAACAAGTCGCTCGAATGTCGGGACCTAAGGAATGATACCAGATAACCTTAACGCCTTCTTCTCCATTTGCAGGATAAGCGACTAAGGAAGTCCAATTTGTTGCACTAGGATCAGAATCCTGTGTTGCTCTACATACTACATACTTACGTGGATAGTAGTAAGGAATCACAAATTCTGCACCTAGTCCAGGACCAGCATATGTCATAGGACACATGGTGGGTGTGAAGAGAGAAGGATCTGACGTTGGTTGCCTTGCAAATCTACAAGCACCAATCCAAGCTCCTCTTGCTGGAAATGCTTTAAATCTCTCTGAAGCAGCTAATCCAACAAACAGGTTCTTGTAATAACCAACATAAGTCCACACAGTTTCAGTGTCAAGTGGAGGTGACACAACAACTCCAGGAGCCCAAAGAAACTGTGGAACAATAACAGTTCCCAACATCTCAATCACATTCAGCTTAGAAGGTTTTTGCAACAACGCTCTAACTGAAGACACTTGTTCTCCAAAGTACAAAGCATGACTAGGAATTGGATTACTAGGTGAAACCAACACCCCTGTTGTCTCTCCTATAGGAGAATCTGAATCTCCTAACGCTCCACCTTCTAATCTCACAGTACTTTGAATCGGAAATGAAACTGGATCTTCTCCTTCGTTCATATACCCAATTTCATCACGAGGAACTGCAAATTCCATATTAGGTAAAGCACGAGCATAAACAAAAATCTTGGTATCAGCTCCAGTTGCTTGAGCTAACAACGGATTAACAACGCGAATAATCAACTGTCCGTTACACGCAAAATACGGCTTAATAGGCATATCCATTGTAAACAAACGATTTTGCAAAAAAGGATCTTCTCTAGCATAACCAACAGTTAAATTGTGAATGTTTCCAGTTGTTACATCATAAATCACATTCCATGCAACGTTAGTGATGTCTCCAGTTGGAATGGAACCATTAGGAACCCACGCCATCTGAACTGCACCACGGTGAGTCTTACTAACAGGAATCACAAACTTGAACTCCATATCACCTCTCCAAAATGAGAATGTCAAGCCAACGTAACCAGCAGGGGTTAAACAAAATGAATCATTCACTTTCATACAAAAAGAGGGAGATACAGGAATTACACCAAGAATTTCCAGAGACGTAGCTGTTGTCGGCCAAACAAACTCTCCAACAAGAGTCCATCTAGCGAACAAATTACTAAACGCGAGGCAATCCTCAGAATCAAATCCTGCAATTCTTGGATCAGGATCAATTTGATTACCAATCATCAAAGCTGCAATATCACTACTGTCATTTCCATCAACTCGAGCAACATTCGACACTGATCTCATCGAAATAGGCATAGGAGCACTTTCATCACTAGTTCTAGTAAACCCTAAATAACTAAGAACTTGAGCTCCATAATGAGCAACAGAACCAGCAACACTAGCAAAAGAACCAATAACAGGAACGAAAGAGGCAGCTCCCAGTAAATCTCCAACTTTACGTAGTGTGGCTGAGCCTCCTGCATCAGTAATTGCTTTGTGGATACGCGGCGCATACTGACGCATCGCATCATTAGGAACTAACTTCTTTCCTTCAAAATGAGGAATAACTAACTCATAACCAGGCATCAAATTAGCATACACTTTGACATAACCAGTTGCAACTCCGGACGGAATAGAAGTTGCAACAGCTTTCAAACAAGAGATGTAAACTTTCCACAAAACACGCGGAGAAGTTCCCACAGACTCACTAATACAAAGAACATCCTTATTAGAAATAAATCCTAACTGGAAAACTACATCTGTTGAATTAGCTACGTCAACAATTGCACAATGATCGGTTTGCAAAACATTGTGAAAATACAATTCCTCTGCAACTTCAGCTCCATCAGTAATGTTGGAACCAAAAGGAAGAGCAGTTACAGTGTACGCACCGTAACTCAATCCAGGAAAAGTAAATACAAAAATTAGCTGAATTTCACAACGAATGTAAGTGAAATTCTCTAATTTCGCTGCAACTAACGGATCTGCAAAAAACGCATCATACGGCTCAATTGTATGCAAAACTCCTTCGGTATCTGTTGATGTAAACTGATACTGAGCAATCAAAGCAGGACGAGAAAGAGTATCTTCCAAAGTCGAACGAGGATAGGTCTGGAAATTGACAGGATTTATTGGACTTTGCGCAACAACTGCACTAGAGGTCTCCACGACACCAATCGCGTGTTCAATATCTCCTTGAGGGGTGAGGTTTGGTGTAGGATCGAAACTCGATCCTTTAACTAAATTAACTTTTGACATTTTGCTTGCTTCTAGTTGTAAACTAGTAACTTCGATATCTCTTTGGACTGGTGGATCTCGATTTGACCAGGTTTGAAAACGATTCGCTAGAATCTGCTTGATATGCTCATCATAAGTTTCAATATGCAGATAAGGATTATCTAAAAAACGAAACTCAGTAGCAATCTCAGTAACTCTTTGCAAAAACATCTCATAGAACTCTCGTCCGTGATAGACTGCCTCCCGCAATCCATCATTACAAACAGCAGCTCCATGATCAACTTCACTTAATCGTGAATCTTTCTTAAACAACATCATACGAATAATGGATTTATGACTAAGTGCTGCAACTGGATAAGGAACATCAGGATTAACTTGATAATAACGTTGCAAGAAAGAAATACATTGACTACGATCAGTACCAGGAGTCCAGACTCCCTTTTTCTTAATCATAAATTGAGATTTTGATGCATCTGTCATCTCAATTCCAATCTCATCTTTCCAAATCTGACAATACCTTGGTGATAAATCATAAGTAACAGTCTTAACATTGTCATCACCATAAGTAATAAGTGCAACACAATCTCTAAAGGTACATTCAGAATCAACTGGATGAATTGGATCTTCAAAGAAAGTACTAAACCAAGACTCAT